CGACGTTGACACTACCCCAATTGTCGTCTCCCAAATTGCGAACGCTCACGTAATCACGAAAGGTTCGACCCCTCAAGCCATGCCGTTTGATGAAACTGCATCTCAGTAACAAGCTTCCTCCGAATCCGTTATTGTGTGCGGTCAGGTTGTTGCCTGACGGCTGGATGGAAACACCCTCAACAACGAGCCCCCCATAATTCAAAAGGGGCGTCAAGAACTCACCGGCCACCATTCCGACACAAAACTGTTCTTGCTCAGTGTAACCAATGTGCTTCGCAATCTCTAAAAATACATTAGTTGCCGCAGTCCGCAAATCGCGTGATTGTGTTGTGTCATACGAAGAGAAATCCAGCGCGAACCCATTCTCAACGGGGTTTTCTAACACTTGTGCTATGTGTTCGTACCATCGTGGCGCCAAACAATCCCTCGCCAGGGAAGTTTCGAATAACTCAGGGGAATGATTAACAACCCAAATCAACGGCGCCAACCACCGTTGGATCAAGACGTAACTAACAAACGGAGAAGCAAAGAACACACGGGCTTTGTCACACTTCTCCAATAAGCGGGCTTCCGACTTTAATGATGCGTTGTATGGAAATCCACTGTGCACATGGTCCTCCAAAATCTGCTGCTCAACCGATAAAATTTGTTGGTACAAGTCTTCTGGTAGGTTCCATTTGTCCTCATCAGAGACAAATTCCATAATATTGCTTTTGGCCGTCATGTTTGGCCAACCTGCACTTGTTTTGCTCTTGACTGAATAACAATAAGGATGTTCAGGAATTCCCTCAATGATCTGGTGGTACGTTAGGGGAGTTGGTTGGAACCAAGAACACTTGCGAATGTTGTCAACAGCTAGTGGGACGACAAGTATAAAGTCATCAAATGCTTCCTGAAGCAAGTCGAGCGGGACCAATCGCTTACCAACCGTGGAGCCTTGTATAATGCTGTTCCTGTACTCTCGATTCGCATTGTGGTCGGGAACCCCAAAACTCTGGGTAATGCCGAATGTTGCTTTGACGATATTTACGTTGGGGTTAACAACTGCGGTGCACTTACTCTTGCGCGATCCGCGTTCAACAGCACCATGGTAGTAAACTGCTAAGTCGGGCGGTAAAAACCTCCCCGGAGACTTGTTGTGAATTTCGGTGGAAACTTCCTTAGTAATTTTCGTTATGGCATTGTAAGAGTTGATTGATTGTTTCTCTGTGGTGTTAATAAAAGCGCATGACTGTAAATTCTGCAACGATTTCACGTACTCATCGTAAATAAGAGTAGCAGCTAATCCACCTGCACCAGCTTTGTTACCGGCAACATGTAACCCTTCAATTGTAATACCCGAACAGTCCCTAAAAAGCAAGGAACCGCATAATCCATTGTAGGTGGGAAAAGGAAGGGAATAAATACACCCCTCAAAAGTTTCTGCCATGTCTGAATCACACCAAGTTCGATGCGCAACAACATCTGCCACCCGTGGAGTACCATCATCAAAATCTCGCGTGACGAATG